TTAATGGTTCAAAAAAATTCGGGGAAGCCCACCGACTTGAGAAAGGAAGAAAATGAAAATTACGACTTCCCCGAATATTCACTTTTCAATTAAACCCTGCGGAGGGCTTATAGCATAGTAGCTTCCGTCAGACCCGTGAGCTTGCATGCCCTGGGGTCGGTCGGAGCTATGAGGTTGTAATACCAGAACGGGGACTCCAGTAAATCCATCGGAGCAGCAGTTCCGGCAGAATCGTGGGCGACCATAAATACTCCCGAATGTCCACCAAGCGGAGCCAAGAATTCAATCTCCGGCCCCATACTGGCTTCCATACCGCCGAGTCTCGGGGGACTGAATCGCTGGATATTATCGCCGCCGAATTTCATCGCATACAGCGTCTTGCTCAAACACATCGGACTCATAATCCATTCATAAGTTCTACCACCGAACTCATAGGAAATCTGAGACCAACCCCCCTTAAAGCTCAGAGCTTTACCTGTACGCTCATAGTTCTGCCTGTTGTTATACAGACCGGGCTGTTGCAACCACTTCAACTGAACACCCTGCGTAGTGATAATGGTATCCAGTGTCTCACCCGGATAAGCATCCAGATACCCACCAATATAGCCATTAATCACATCATCTGTGAGCGGGCCGTTTACAGCCTTAACTTGAGACTTAAACTGTGGATATGTAGTCAAATCCAGAGCCGCACTTCCAGAAGAACCGCCCATAATATAACCACTCGCCTTAATCCAATCATTAAGTCCCCAACTAAGTTGAGGCCGATTGCTGACACGGCTCGTATGAGCCATTACAATCCAGTCACCTGCCACAGCATCTTGGCCGCTCTGGTTCCAGTCACCAGTTGTATTACAGGTGGTCTGATAAGTCGCCTGAGCACCAGTTACCGAGTTAATGGCTTTGATTGTAAAAGCCTTCCCCAGATAATCGACACTGGTAATAATACACTGGCAATAAGACGCAACATTGTACTCATAGTTGCGAACATCTGTGCCGTTGGTATCAGTCCCTTCCTGAATTACCCCACTACCATCATCAGCGACAACATCAATTCGCATACCCTGACGGAAATTCGCAATTCGGCCATATTGCTCATCAACCGTAATCTTAATATAATTCGTAGAACCAACTTCCTCTATGGTCGATATTCTACCAAGAACCTGGTTCACACCACCCGAAGAATTTGTTGCACTATGGGAAAAGAAACTGGAAGCCTCGTAAATCGCTTTCAGTTTAGCCACAGCCTTCATATCCCTGGCCACTTTCTTAATCTGAGCGGCATTCAGCAAATCGGCCTGCTTCCAGGCAGCCGGAATACTGAAATTACCAACGACTTTATGCAGAACAAGCTCCCTCTTAATATCGCCCGTATGTGGGGATTCTGTCGCCGTTGGGAAAATTGACAACCCAGAAGTCAAGGTTGCCGGGGTCTGATTAAGTAACCGAGTCATTGTCCCGGTAATAGAATCCATTGTCGGGCCGAGTGGATCAGCCGACTCAATCAAACCAGCCACGCCAGTTTCGTAAAGGTGGATTACTTTATAGCCACGACCGAGACCTTCCTGCTTTTTAACCCCTAACGCCGTCCGTTTAATCTTATCGAACACGGGGGCTATCAGCGGGCCAGCCTCAGTAATCATCATCGGCAATTCTTCACGCACGAGGTTGTCAAGTGCGGTAATTCCTTCGTTTGCCATTTTAATTCCCCTTAACTAAATACACATTTACAACGATATGCAGTTAGTCGAGGGCTTCAATCAGCGAATCCCTATTTCATTTTCCGAGCAGCTTTAACCGCCCGCTGAAGATACCTTGCAATAAGATTCTTCTCCTGGTCATCCTCTGTTGATGGAACTCGCTTGATTGGTTCGTCAGCTTGGATTTCAGATGAAAGTCCTACACCCGGCCCCAGGCCCAAAACGATGGGTTGCTGGTTGAGTCTCTTTGGGATACCGAGCTTCGTCAACTGCGACCGCACCCTCTGTACGCTCGCACTAACCAATTCGGCCCCAAACGGTTTCCCATCCTGAATCTTCCTAAGAACATCCTCAGCTACCATATCTTTCACGGCAAGAACCACTTCATCTTTGTCCTCGCCTACTATCATTCTACCAATTATTTCATCTTTGTCAACCGCTTTGTCCGATATTTCTCGAATTTCTTTCCTTGCATCGTTGACATGCCTATTCTGGGAGTGCTCCAAAATAGCTCTTACTTCCGCAGGAGAAGCCCCAAATTGCTTCGTAAATTCGGCACTAAGGTCAATATCTGCCGCTTTCGTGACTTTTTTCTGCGAAGTTTCTTCTTCATTTTCGTTCAAATATTGCATAAATTCTCCAGGGTCAATTTCCAGCAATCCGGCCAACTCCCGAATATCCGCCTCGGACGGATTATCATTTTCAGAAACCGACTTGACAAGGGTTTCAATCCTTATTCCACGCTCCGCAGCTTTTCTGGCTTCGGCGGCCTCACTAAACCGCTTATCGGCCCCGGATGCTTTCGAGGCACGCTCCTTCAATTCCTCAAGAGTCAATGCAACATCTTGCCCGTCCACCTTAATAGTGTGAGTTTCCGGCTTAGTGGTTTTAGTCTCATCTGTCTCAGTCTTTTTGGATTCTGTAGTTTGTTGTTCTTCGTTTTCTACTTCTGGCATTTTTCTACCTTTCAATTAAATTTAATATGCAGGCATTTGTTCCTGCGGAGGTTGCATTTCAAGTTCAGCGGCCTCTTCCATTGGAGGCATTCCTTCGGGCATTATTCCGAGGCCAACATTGTGTTCCTCGTAATGTTGGACAAAAGCATCTCGGACAGGTTGAGAAGCAGCATAAAATTCTGGCCCCGCCATAAAAGTATCAAGAACATTTTTGTGGATTAAGTGCATATCCCGTTCACTTACGATTACTTCCCCAGGATTTTCCCCATCCCCAAATAAAGCCAGGTTTTCCAGTTTAGCCCGCCGATAATTCTGCCACGCAACCTCGTTGCCAACAGGGGATGTCAATCCCAACTCCCTAACCTTAAAACTATACTCATCGAGGGTAATTATCCCATCCTTCAGAGCCTCTTTTAACTCCATTTTTTGCTGTTCTTTTGATATGGGAATTTCCGATGCAACATTAATATTCACTTCATCGGGGGACGGAATGGAGTTTTTAGATAAGGTAATTTCTCCCGTCTCCATATCAAAAACAATACCGGCCAGAGAATCGTCGAGATTGCTAACACTGACAACTTTTTCTGCTGGCCAGTTATCCCTACAAATACCGAGCATAGCCCTATAAACCCCTGCCAATGCCTCAGCAATATTTTTGGCCGTAGGTGACAATGGAATACCACTCGTCTCAAACAACATTCCTAATCCAGAAGCAGAATCTACTCTCCCCGGAGCACCTCCTTGCAACATCTCTGTCGGCTGATTAGCAACCTTATCCATCAGAGTGCCAGCAATCATAGCCCCATCTATTTGAGGTTTTGTCAATTTAGCCGGTTCTATATTAAAAGGTTTCAAATCCGGGGTTGTATAATCCGGCTCATACGTTATTCTCTTTACCCCATCCCTTCCCCTCATTGCCTCTGGTGGCGTTCCAAGAGATGCAGGCCACATTTGCAGCCCATACAATTCAAAATCTGCCAATGTCTGAAACAAACTACTAAGACTATATTCTGCTTCAGTATTCAAAGGAATCAACTGGTCAATAAATGAGCGACCATAAAAACCCCCCACGACCACGTCCCGTGCAACTCTTACGGGCATGTGATACCTGCTCTGAGTGTGGTCATATCGATACAACTGGTTCAACTTATCGTAAGAACCTGCAAAAATAAGATACTCCGCCAAATATCCATCAGTTGTCTCTGTCCAAACCTCAACAAGTAAGGTGACATCCATCTGGGTCTTATCCTTCTTTGTCTGTCTCCCTTTCCATTGAGTTTCGACCTGACTTTGGGCACTTCTAATAAAGAAACCCCCTCCCCCACTCGTAAGAGAAGCTGTTCCTTGAAATTTTGAGGATACATCGGCGGGTAAATCGGCAAACGGAACTTTCAAACTTTCTACACCCTTCCAATCCTTTGACCTTTTACTTGGGGTTATCGACAATCCTTTTACATAATCCGTAGGAACATACCGGACTCGCATCAGTCCTTTTGTATCCGAAGGAGCAGACACATCTATTGGAATCGGGATTAATTCCCAAGGATGAATCACTTCTATCCCAATACTATCTATTCCCTCCACCCACAAACCAAACCCTATTGTCCCATAATGAAGAATCGGGGGGAAAGCATTAAGAGCTAACTTGGATACTTTCTCCTGCGGAAATGCCGAATCAAGAACTACCTGTGCTGTACTTGCCTTCCTCAATCCATCGAGACTAACCCCCCTTCTCGAAACAGCGGGGGCAAGATTTATCGTCAGCAACCTCCCAAGTTGAGCCTGGTATTTTGCAACAATATCCTCATATCGAAATTTTAACACCCCCGATTCATCCATATAGGACGCATTCAAAGTTCCATTCGCATAATTTATATTCGAGAAGTTCCGAATCCCCCGCATATAATAGTGATTAATCCACCAATTAATCGAAAGGGGATTCATTTTGGATTTACCAGCCGATACAAGATACTGAAAAATCTCCTCAACCTGAGACTTATTCCCAGGTGTATTATCCGGCAGTACAAACTTATAGCCCATTATCGAACCCCAACTTCAAGTGTATAATTCACATTCGACGATTTCTTCTCTTTTTCATCCTTATTGGCAATTCCTTTTATTTTTCCCTGCGGAGGTTTGTTCGAGGCTACCAAAGCTCTCAATGCTTCTGGTTTTTGATCCTTCCCAGCCACAACAATCAGAAGTTGTTTATTAACCTCCGCAAGACGATTGGTGACTTTAAGGAGAATCATCAAAAGGATACACGAAAATATCCCGAACATTGCCGACAAAAGTAATGCCCATAGGGTCAGGATGTCCATAGAAAAATCCCCTTTCATACTCATAATTGTAGCAGAAAACTAATTTTTGTCAACCTATTTTCTCTACCAACTATGACCTAACCAACGATACATCTCAATCCCAGTTTCAAAGGAAAAGAACTTGTAATCCTTTTTTAGCAGTCTATTTATATCGCATTCTGTCCTAATATTTGCATATAAGGATGCTCCTGCCCCGCCAACAAAAGGATACCAGATGGCATAATTATTTTCTGTACTACCCCAATTCACTCGGAAATATCGAGTTCCATTTGGTATCTCTAACCCAAGAAATTTTATCTTTTGAAAATCTTCTGGGAAAAAACAAATATCCTCACATTTCGGCCTTACTTTTACTTGTAATTCTTTCATTTTGTACCTTTCTAATCTTTATCGACTTTTTTCACGTAAAAATCAATTCCCCATTTGAATCCAGCATCTAATAAATCCTGTTTGAAAGCCATCATATCCCCAACACAAAACGTAAAACCATCGTGGTGGCTGGCACGAAGCATTGCTCCTACATGGTCATTATAGCGAGCATGGCCATCGTCAGCCGCCTTCATATCTTGAAAATCTTCAAAACAATGGCCCGATTTATCCACGAATAGATAATATTGTTCATTTTCCATCAATATGTCTCCTGATAATGGCTTTTATCCTCAATAGGATATAGCAACTAAACAAGATAATGACCAAACACTTAATGCCCCAAAGAAACATTCCCCTACTCCTTTAGTGGCCATTCACAAGCCAATCCTTCACAATCTTCATCTTCTTCATCATTAATCCATTGTCGAGCATCGAGCGCTGATTCTAAAATATGTTCCGATGAATCAACATGATCATACGCATCATGAATGCGATCTCTATTTAGATTTTCTTCGAGCACTTTGATTTGAGCATTAAGAGCAGCGAGGTTATCGTCTCCGAACATATTACGAGGACGCACGTTTGGTCGAACTGTTTTAAGTGCTTTGATTTCTTTCGTAATTTGTTTTTGTGTTTTCATTTTAGCTCCTTTTTATCCTACTATGTTTTTTCGACCACGAGTTATTCGACGGTCATTTGGATTGATAACCGGTTTTTGTGCATTAGTAGATAACACATCAAGCATTTCCCCGGTTATTTCTTGGGAGGATACCCCAGATAACAAAGGCGTACCTCTTATGATAGGTAAATTTCTACGAATACGTTCCAAAAGGCTCGGACGACCCTTCTCTTTTGTAAAAATCCCTCCTCTGGTCTTAACTACGTATTGATTCATCGAGAGCATATCTATTACGTCATCGTGTGGCAGTAATGCCAAATCTGGAGTAAAATCCTCCGTCTGTTGATATGCCTGGTCGAATGGCCATTTCCCTGCAAGATGGGCAGGATATTTAATTTTTCCCGGACGAAAACGCCATTCCAATCCCATAATCCTTTGAGATTTAGTTACTTTTGCTGGATAGGTAATTGGGAAAACTCTTGGACGCCAAGAAGAATTGATTTTGCCCTCCTGTTCCTCAACATACTCTCTGACAGCCTCCGCAAAACTGACCTGGATACTAACAGCTTCAATACCAAGAACTCTAACTCTCCAGGCCAGTCCCTTCTCATAAATCAAACGCAGAAGGGTAGCGTCCTTAGCCCGACCTAACCATAAATCAAGAATCCACATAATATTCGATGTATCAAATCCAATAATTCCAAGACAGGAATAGTCATTATATTGAGATAATCCACTTCCATAATCGAATAGTAGGATTCGATACATCGGCAACACCATTTCTCGGAATGGTTTTTCGTAGTCTTTATAAACCCTCCGTCCCGGCTCCATAAACCGCTCTGACCATTTTATTAATCCAGTATGGGCCAATGGATTATTCCAATCAAATTCCCCTTCAACAGTATATTCATTTTTGCGGGGGTCAATAACTAAAACACGGTCTTGCTCTGAAACGGGTTCATTACAATATTCCGATGCGAAAGCTGATGGGCCTATCTCTTCTTTACGAGCCTCAAGAACTTCTTTAGGCCACTTCTCCGGCCACAAAACATATACTTTCTCCTGGTCATCCTTATCGTATGCTATCGCCTTCAGAACTTTACGATTCCAAAAATCAAACCTGGGGTCATCACTTGTGGTGGCGTGATATAGAAAAGACCTGCGATTAATCAATGTTCCAATCCAGAAAATACTTGAACCGGATTCAAGCATGGGAATAATCTGGCGAAACAGAATCATTTCAAATCGCTCGATAACATTCTGGGCAGCAGCCTGTGAATCACTATCGGGGTCGTTCTCGGGATCATCAAGAATAAACAACCTCGGACGACCGCCTCGTTTCTTCCCCATCACACTAAGTCCTTTTATAATAGCTCCGTTATTCAAAGAAAGCTGATGATGGTTCCAAATCTTCCTCCCTCTCGGAGGTTTCATCTCCCCAAAATCCTGCAAGATTAGTTCATTCTCGATAAACTGTTGCATCAATTTATCGAACCTCTCCTCAACTAACCTATCAGTTGCCAACCCAAGAGTCATCTCATAGTGTGGCCTCGTAAGAGAAAGCAACAGAGGGGCTTCAAGACCTATCACTGTGGATTTCGCCGACCCCCTTGGAGCAGCCTCGGCATTTCGCCCGTATTCCCCTAAGTCAGAAATCATCTCATAATGAAAAGGGGGGGATTCCTCAAAAGAATTTTTATAGAAAAGTTTCCCCGCCCCCGCCAGATAACATCTGCGAAAGAAATCCCAAGCCACCACCAAATCATAAGGAGTCGATTGATTATGCAGAACAGCCAACCTCGCCTGTTTCTGAGCATCGACCGATAACTCTTCATAATCTTTAGGAAGCGGCCACAGAGGATAAGGTCTTTGAATCCACATTCTATGGCTCAAGTCTCAAACTGTCTTTGAGTTTATCAAGTTCATACTCCTCGGCTCTAATCACACCCCACAATTCTTTTGCAATATATTTAATCCACCATTGAGGTAAATGTAAAATAACGTGCAACTTTTTCTTGTGGTCATAAAAATCAAGTTGCATTTCTTTATCGAAATTTGTTGATTCTAAATCAACAACATCTCTTAGATGTATCATCCTACTTTTTTTCATTTTTCAACTCCTCAATGGCGGGTAAAGTTCTGATTACATCAAAGAAAGCTATTGTTGTGGCTATTCCCGCACACCAAGCCTGATTGCCTTTATTTGACCCCATCACAATTCTCAGACTTGGCCAAATCCCCTCAATATATCCGGGCTGATTCAAAAGAGCAAGAACCATAGCCGGGATTTCGGCTCTCTCTACAAAATCCCAAGTGGTCGTTGAAGGAGTTACCATCGGCTGAGCACATAATGTCACTATATGAAAAGCCACCGTTGAGAGCACAAATCCATCTTCCCGAATATATTTCTTCAGAGCAGTAAGTTCGACATCCTCCGTAGGTTGTTTTTTATAATCGTCGGGGATTATTTTTTCAATCCTCTGCGGAGGTAATTCCAGGGAAGAGGTTTCGGTCACAGGTTGGAGGTCTTGTTTGGATGCAGGGATTTTCGGTTTCGGGGTTATTGGCTCCGGGTCGGAATTTAGAGTCGGCTCCTCCGGCCATTCCTCTTGAAGTCTTGCTTCCGTCCTGCGATTCAACTCCTCCAGACTCATCATCTCCGATGGGGAAGGCTCGTCGGCTATCTCGGACGGGGTCTGCGGAAATCCCGGATTTTCCATCTTGGCCACTTTCGCTATTACGGCTTTCTTCACATCTTGGGCCACTTTCTGAAGATCGGTCTCCGATAATTTCTGTTTCGGTTTGGCTCTCTCCCCGATTGCTTCCTCTATCTGGTTCGGTTCGTGTTTCTTTTTTGTCATTTTGTGATTCCTTACTTTCGGCAGATTCTATTTTTTTGACCGGGTTCAATGCTCCGGCAATGCGTTTAGCGTGGAAAGTGGTATATCCCCCCTGTGTATTAGGGGCTGTCATAGAGACATTTGCAACATACCCGGATGATTCGGCAGCCTCTCGAAGCAACTCACGAAGATGTTTGATTGCCTTAAATTTTATCGAGAGATTAGCATTCTGTCTCACCAAAGAAAGTGTCTCCTTAATCTCGACAGAATAATTCCACCCAAGTTCTCTAAATAAGTTCGTGATGATGGTCGGGTCATTAAAACTCTGAATAGCAGCCAACACATCATCTGGACTCGGCTGTTCAGATTTTTCTATTCCGTTTGTCATATTCTATTCTCAATAAAAAACAGAGAAAGCGGATATTAATAAACTGCATTGAACAAAGAGACCACCACATAACATCAAAGGGAAGTCCCCAACCTTTTTTTGTAATCCAAAATCTAAATTTAATTTTGGGTTCGTTTTTATCAGATATAATAGACATTCAAACCCCCTAACCTTTCAAAAATAAACGATAAAAGTTGGTTTCTTTGCTTTCTTTGCTTTTTCAATGGTGTCGGCAGTTCCACGAGATTCTCCATCCCAAAAAGCGATTACTATATCACAGTTATCGACTATGGTTTGGTTACGAATAAACCCGGCTGATTTGCCGTATTTATCCCATTCTGGTGAAAATACCCGATGTGTTATTGAATAATGCTCTGCAAATTTTTTACCTAAAGTATCCGCACCTTTAGCCCCCCCAGAAACTATTTCATACACCAAAGTTAAATCGAATTGTAGTAATATTTCAGACAACCACTCGTAGTTGTTAAATGTTCTGGAACCTACGATTGCAATTTTCATTTTTTAGCCTCCGCAGAAGTGGGGTGGGCGAGTAATTTTTTCACCATAGCATCATTTCGACCGCTGGCGGCTGCCATCTCCGCCAGGATTCGAGGAGATTGGGCTTCTCTGAGAATCTCATCTGTGACCCTAATGAGGAATCCTTTCTCACGGAGTTTTTGATTTTGCTTTGCCTTAGAACCCGGGAAAATAAATCCCGGACTTCCTGGGCGACTCAGGACGAACATGATGCGATTAAATGTAGGGAGGGAGAAAAAAATCTCATCGCCGATATATAAGGGTTGGATTCGTAAAACTTTAAGGTATTTTAGGGCGATGCGACGGGATATGTTGAAGGTTTTCTCCAAATGTTTTAACTCAACTAACTCGCCCGAGCCAAAATCGTAAATTTTAGGTAAATCCATATATTCTCCCTTTCAATTCTATTATAACAGATTCCAAAGATATTTCAAGGGGTTTCCTTTTTCAGTTCGGGGTCAATTCCGAAATTTACAAGCTGATTATGTTTTCGGACTCGCTTGCGAAAGTCTTTTATCTGCTCTGCCGTCCAACCAATAGGTTCTATGTTCGGGGAAACCTGTCCGTCAAAATAACAATCGGCCACTTTTACAGACCAAATAGCACAAAGATACAACTTCTTGAGGCATTCCTCATAAGAAACACTCCAGTTACAAATCATAAAGACAGTCATTTCTCGTGGTCTGTATCCGGCGACCATTAACATTTTCAGGGCTTTCTTGATCTTGAATTGGTCTTTATACTCAAAATCCCATGCCAGACGGATTTTCTGAAATCTGGATTTTTTCAATCCCTCCGCAAGAAAAGGTGTTAAAAATCGGTGGTCTATTCCACAGACGAGTTCATAGTGTACGACTTTGTTGTTTACTTTTACAGCCCCAAGTCGTTCAATGATGTAGTAGGCGTTTTTCTGGGACAATAAATTCATATCCATTATCTTGACTTTATTCCGCTCGATGTGTGGGATAGGAAATTCGATTTGCTCCGAAGGTTCATAACAGAATGGACAGTGATTGGGACAACCTTGGGATATGCGAATCCATTGCTCCTTGTCATTCATTTTGTTATAGGAGCCGGTGGAATAAGAACGGATTATGCCCCGTTTTTCAATTTTCAATTTTGGTTTCTCCTTCTAAGTGCTGCGGAGGCTGCATTAATAATTCTCTGCCTGCTTTCAGAGAGGTGTGGCAGGTTCTCATTGGGGCGACGACTGCCACCTGCGAAGTCTTTCGCCGTCCTGAACGTCTCCACGTTCTTACTAACAGGCAGAGTTAAACCAAGTTTGCTTTTGAATAAAGCTGAGGCCATTTCAGAACCATAGGCCACGAGCATTGAACCGGCTCCACATCCTCCGCAGGGGACATGCCGACCTTTGGCATATTGACCGGCGACTGAGGCTTTGACAAATTGAACCCGACCTTTGATGAAACAGATGGCATCGGCTTTGGGAATGTAGTTGTGAAACCATTTAACATCAGTACGGGAGAATACAAGGGCTATGCCATTTCCATGAAGAGATAATTTACGCATCCATTTTGGAGTGTCGGAACCGTAGGGAGGATTTAACCAAACTGAGCCATTCCATTCTTTCGTTAAACCATTGTCTCGAAGGGTATAATGTTGGATTGCTGGAACCCAAGGAACTACTGCAAGTCCGGGGCTACATGGATCAAGATCAAACTCTACCCCTAAAGCATCAAAGATGTATTTAGGGGTGTACCATTCTTTTGATTCGTTATAGGTTGATTCGTGGGTAAAACCTTTTTTCATCTGCGGAGGTTCCTTATGAATTGAGGTATTCGGACATTATTTCCGCCAAGAGGGTACTTGGGAACGGGATTGGATGGAGACGATAAGTTAGCTTGGGATTGCCTCGGTGAAGATGATATATGTCTTGGACGAAATTCATCAGGATGTAGTCGCCGAAGTTTATGTCGGGGTAGTTTGGGACATAGAGGAAGTGGTACATTCTGGGTTTGTCCTCTGACTGGATGACCACTACACGGTGTTTCGGTGTGTCATTGTAGCACTCAATGACAACCCCTGTTTTGATGTTGTCAGGTTTCATAATCTCTCTATAATTGCTGAAATTACATTTGTAGTCACGGCATTTCCGAGACATTTGTATCGTTGGGTATCGGAGATTCCTTCCGTCCATCCATCTGGGAATCCTTGGAGTCGTTCACATTCGGTGGGGGTGAGTCGGCGGATTCTCCTTTCGTGCATTGAGGTTAGAACAGCCTTTCCATCAACTCTTTTTCGTTTTCCACTTGCCAAATAAGCGTCTGGGGTTACTGCATTGGCTACTTTCATTTCTATTTTGGTTAGATGAGGTGCTGAACCGTGAGTCCCCGCTGGCAAATTCAAAATTCCTTCTGGGTTATAAACTATATCTTGTTGGTGTTTGCCTCTTGCACGGACTTTGATAGAGCCAGTTGTTGTCTCTCTGATAGGAAATACTTGGGGGCGACTTGTTCCTCTAAGATGTCCGACAATGAACACTCTTTCTCGATTCTGGGGGACTCCGAAGTTTTTACTGTTAAGCACTTGCCATTGCAGGTCATACCCAGATTCATCCAACGTATTGAGGATAGTTCCGAAGGTTCGGCCTTTGTCGTGAGATAGAAGCCCTTTAACGTTTTCAAGGAGTAAAAGGCGTGGTTGTTTTTCCTGTGCAGCCCGAGCGATTTCAAAAAATAATGTACCTCTAATATCGTGAAACCCTTCTCGTTTCCCAGCAATCGAAAAGGACTGGCAAGGGAATCCTGCCACCAAGAGTTCAAAATTTGGAACATCTGACCATTTGATATTTGTAACATCGCCGTACTCCTTATGGGTTGGGAAGTGTTTTTTGTAGATTTGGATGGCATATTTGTCGATTTCGGAGAAACCAATACACCTCAATCGTATTGCTGACTTAAAGTCCATCCCGCTCTGTCCCAAGCTGGTTGGATTTTTTGTTTCATATTTTGGTTTTTTTGACTGAAATATATTTTGTATTCCAAGTTCAAACCCCCCTATCCCACTGAATAGTGAAAAGTATTTCATTTGAGTTCCTTTCATAGCTGTATTTTAGCATATCCTCCGCAGGAAGTCAAGTTTTTTTACAGTAGGTCTCGTCGATTTCGGCAATGTGGATTTCGAGGCCACAGGCATCACAGGATAAATACCAGGATTCGTCCGATAAGCATTCATCCAGTAGATGTTTTCTGTGGGGACACATAAATTTTCTCCATAGCCACCAGACTAATCGATTGGCTAATATTTTGGGATAGGTTATTCCACGAAATAAACACATTTTTAACCCTTTCAAAATTGTATTTTACCTTTTTCTGCGGAGGAAGTCAAGATTTATTTGGTGTTTTTTTGGTCGGGGGGTTCAATTTCTTTTTGTGCTCGGCGGAGAGCTGCCCCAAGTTTTTGATTGACGACCACCTTGAAGCCTTTTCGAGGGATTACCTCTCCATAACAGTTCAGAGGTCTGCCGTCTCGGTCGAAACAAACTGCAATATCTTTGTTGATGTCAATGTTCATTTTTTTGCTCCTATAATCGTTATATTCGTTACAATCATCACCAGACCGCCACAAAAACCCGCCAGACCGCCAAAAGTATCAGACCGCCAATAACGGAACGTAGAGGGGGTTTTTGGCGGGGTGGGTGTGGATTTTTGGACTAATAATCCAGACCGCCAAAAATACTCTCCCTGGCCTTGGGTTGTAACGATTGTAGGGATTATAGGGGCGTAGGTTGTAACGGTTGTAGCGGTTATAGTCACGGAAGCCTCCATTCCCATCGAATGATTTTGGCGGTTTGGTTTTTTATAGGAATACCAAGGATTCCGAGATTTTTCTTGGCACGTTCAAGAGTACGTTGGGAATAACCAAGAGTTTCGCCCTCCTCGAAGATTAGTTTGGAATCGACTGGGCCATCGGAGAGGAAGGATTCGAGCCATTCGGAGGCTTCGGTTTGTTTCTGGGGACGGCCTATAGAGCGTTTTCGGGGGGCGAGGAGTTCCTGGGCGGTGAGAAAGATGGGGTCTTTCTCGAAACAGCA